TGCTCTGCTCCATTTGTGTTCCACCTCTTTTGGTAATTGATTTCGACCACATCTCGGTTAGTGTTTCCGGGTTCAGTTTGAACTTCCCCGACAATGCCTCTGCCAACGGAGCACTTGCCGAGGCTAGTTTGTACTTGTTTTGTCTTGTCGATGGCGTAACCACCAAGCCTTTCTGTAGTATATTTATTTCTACCCCATCCCGTAACCCGAATCCACCAAGTGAAGCCGGGGTGTATAATATTCGAACCACCTCCTGTCTCTTTATATTGTTGGCTCTGGATAAGTCATCTACCATTAAATCCAATCCATTATTCGGACATTTGTAGAATCGACCAAGCAAAGTTAACCAGTTAGCCGCTACATCATTGAAACGTTCTTCACCAATGTGTTTGGGTCTAGCTAGTGGAGATGCGAAGATGATCGATCCTACCGCTCTCGCTGGGTAACCACAACACACTCCAGGTTCACCGACCTGTCTAAGGTATTCATCACAATCTTGTTTGATGAAAAACTTCCCTGGGTTAACCCCAAACTTGGCATTCGTATATAGGCTCCATAGACCTACAGCTGATGCAGCGGATGAACACCACATCCTAATATCGTCACCTTGGAATACCACGTTATTTCCTATTATTGCATCCATCCCCTGAGTTTGTCTGAGATAAGCATTGAAAGCATAGAATTCCGCGGCATTGATTAGAGTGTCATATAATGCAGTGAATCTCCAGCCGGACAGTATGCCTTTCTGGTATTCCAACACTTTATCTCCAACGTGTACTTTAGCTGTCCGTATGTCATGGTCAATCAAGTTCATCACTGAAATCAGTTCTACCAGCAAGTCAGGATATTTATCTAATTTACTAATTAGAAATTTCGTTATGCATTTGTTAGCTATGTGTATCATCCTCAGATTGACATTGTGATCAAATTCATCTTGGTCAACCGGCATGAAAACCCCATAGTTATCTTTAGTTTGCGAGGCCATATTTGAGAACAGATTGACAACTTGTTTCGGTCGCATGTACAATGTCGTATTGGGATGACCTTGAAGTAATTCATCCAAAACATTGCCTATGAAAGTCATCTTGTTATACATCTTCAGATCACCCATTGCGATTGCTCTAGCTTTCATACGTTCTAATTTAACGAATGCAACAATTGACTGTTCTGACGGTTCATTTAGATGAGCTAGTATTTCATGAGGTGTTATAGCTAAAGCCGTTGCCCATTTAGTCTTGTCAGCTGTCTTCAGTTTACCGTCCATTATGATTGGTAACCTCTTTGAGTCAGAGGCACCGGACCTAGCCCAAAAAGCTGGATCTAACACGAAGCTTTGTTTCATGTAATACACCTCGGGATGTTGTAATGTATTCGTGGTGGGAGCATTGTTGAAGAACTCATCCATACCCTTTTCAAATAACGAGTAGAATAACGTTTCATCTGATAATATTAAGTGCTCGACTGTACCTCTAACCCACTTATCGACATTAACGGTAAACTTTTGGATTGGCGGTTTCTCTGCAAAATCAGACATTGTCTGCATGTCAACAAAGTATTTCCAGTTTCCGTTATAATATTGCCTCTGAAACTTTTTGTATATCCCTCCAATAGCACGGAGCTTAACCTGTAGATCTAGTTTTGAAGCGAATGATCGTATACCTGGCGTGTTAAGTATCCTCCGCAACTCCTGCTTATCCTCACAAGGCAGAAGGCTATCGTACAATGAAAAACCGAACTGCATATCTAATGGCATCCAATTGAATTCAGTGTTTAAAGAGGCCCGATACCGTAATCGTGAATATTGATCTTCAGTAAGGTCGGTTGGCTGGTATTGTTTTTCAAACCTTTTACTAATGGTTTTAGTGAGTATATTGTTAATATGATCTAACATTGAGTTGTTCGATGGAAGTAGGCTTAGTTGTTGTTTAATCAATTCAGAAGCCATGTTATCTGTAATAGCTGCTGCGTTTTGTAATGTTTTTGTTCTTTTTATGAAGTTTTGTTGAGTTGAAATTATGGTGTTACTCCCTTTGAATGTTAAGGACTGGGAGTTAATGTCCAGAAAAAGACGAGTTAATTCGTCATTTTGTGTTTCGGTGTTAGATTTCTTGGGCCCCGAAACTTTTGCCCCGGTTTTGAGGTTACGCATCTCCCACCTTTCGGTCCTTCTCTGACCGGCTGCTCCGAAATTGTTTTCTCATCAAAGCGAAGTAGGTTGCGTTATTATTAGTAACGGCGAGAATGTTGTCCTGTAGCATTGAAGACATTCTCATAATATGACGTTCAGTAATCCAGGCAGATTGTTTAACAAGGGATTGGAAGTAAGCAGTTGTCCATAACAAATAGAACTCGTTATTTTTTGAGAAGTTGAAACACGCCATCCCTGTTTCTATAGGCGTATCGCACCATTGGCTGTTGATGTTGGTGTAATTAGGGCCACCACCAACAACCCATCCGGCGAGCGTGATTAGCGTGTTCATCGCAACCTCAGGTCCTAACCGCGGGAAATTGTGTGTGATCAACTGATTACCGTTCATGGTTGCCATCTGAACTGGAGTATCATACAAGCTTTGTGGAAAGATTGCTGAGTTCACTGTAGTATTCATGTAACACCATTGGTAAAACCATGGATCTTGATCTCTCGGTGCAGCCATACCCTTTTTGGACACGAGGTTGATGGTATCATCATAATTACAGTAAGCGTATTCTTTCTGAGGACATGAAAAGTAGCTGGTATCCTGAATTCTCAACTTTCCTGTCATTTGTTGTTCTATGTGGGCAGGCACCCTCTTCCATAGGTATTTCCCCTGAGCCCAACCCTTAACGGTCCCGGCTCCTCCGGCGGTATAGTTGTTCCAAGACGATCTTGCTGATGACTGGCATCTAGCATTGTATGATAGGGTTATCATCCTAGCGCCAACATCGTCTAAGACGTTTTGCATTGCATCTTGAAATTCATTCCAGACTTGGTTAGTGAAAGGGATGATGTTGTCATCGGTAGACATCAATTCATTAACCAGAATACCCGAATTGTGCAAAAACGTATCAGCTATCAAAGTAAGTTGTCTATCAACATATCTTATTCTGAGCGATATGTCGGTTACAAACGAAGCGAGTGATCCAGTCGTCACTCTCGTTTTGGCAGAAACTACCCCCATCGCGGCGTAGATAAAGTAATCCGAGTCTGGTACCGGTAAATTCACTACCGAAGCTTGGTTCCTAGTCCGCGTAAATATAGTATCATGGGTTTCTGGAAATATGGTCCAGCTCTTCATTCCCATCCAGTAGGTATTAGATGCCAATTGAATATTGGCCTGTGCAAATGAATTGCAATTGGCGAATTGAGTAGTGTGATAATAGATACTATCACCTCCTATCTGGTACGCGAATTTACCTGCAGCTGATAGACTATTATACGCCCATCCCTGAGCGGCACTGAATGGCAAGGGCATAGTAAATGCGGCTGATGCTGCAACTAACGCTGACTTGTAATCGGCATCACCACCAAAAGTCCTCTCCCAAACGTTTATAATCTGAGGAATAACTAATTGTGGATTAGCAATTAAAGTGGCTCGGTCTAGGCCAGTGTAAATGTTTTGAGGTGCACCGTCAATGGCACTGTTAACATCCGAATTCATGGTTGACAAATAAGCATTATTGCTAGGATCACCGATGTCCCATCCTATTGAGCCCCCTACCGGTGAGTTGAACTGGGTGAGGACGTAAAGTACGTTCAATCTAGGACCGACGATTCTCGTACATGCTGCCGCACTAAGTAAGGTTGTGTTATTAACTAATGGTGCGCCATTTAGATCAACAAATGCTCCGGTATATCCATAACATTTGGCAGGATATTCCATGAATGCCAATGTCCACCAGGCTAATTGCAGTGGACGGTTCAATAGCTCTTGGGTGATTGGTACAACAGCAGTCGTAATACCCCACGTCTTCACGCCATGTGTAGCTTCATTATCCTCTGAAAACTGGAGATTTCCGTATTTGTAGTAAGAATATTGGCTTCCAGTTATTACTAAAGCGTTCACTATTGTACCGGCGGGCTCTCCGTTCAGCGGGAACAGCTGTGCTTGTCTAAGTGATCCCCAATCTGATTTAATTTGTAACACAGGGGCAACTGCTGGTAGATAAGCTGTTATACCCGGGAGATTACTCTCGGGCCCGAGGAATGGTGTGAGAGATAATGCATATAGGAACAATTTCGTCAATACACACGACGCACCACCCATCATCCCCGATGCCAGCTTATTGGATAACCCTGATGCAAGTGCAGCTTGTAATGCATCACCAGCTGTCAAGTTGGTATTGATACGCACTATTAGTGAAAGACCCGACGTATCTCCCGTTTTCATAGCATTATCTAAGTTCGTTAACACAGCAGACATCGATGTGGGTACTGATCTGTTGTTACTCTCTTGATACGTGTCTAGTATCTGTGCTTGGTAGTAGCCTCCGCTGTAACGTTGCGAAAACAAGCCAATCCAATTGGAACAGAACGTCCCAGCTTTTGATGTTGTTTGAGTATTATATTTGTGCTGCACTATCTGTGTCCCAGAAGCATATTCTCTAATAGCATTCGACAATGAGACTGTTGATGTTAAAGGCCTCCAAGTTGGCTCCATGTATGCTTTCAGACCTGCTACTAAATCTTGCATATCATCAGGTACATTGTACTTTGGTTCAGGAGCGATACTCATAGTGTTATTGTTGAGGCGTAAGTCAAGATCCTGTTGATTCATCTCTGGAGTATCATCTGTTGTTGGGACTTTGGCTGATGTATCGTCTTGCGCCGTTATCTTGGTTTCTGGCTGATTTTTGGCGACTACTGGTGTGTCGTCCGTTATACGGTCAAAGGTTTTCATTATTTGTTCACCTAATGCAGCGTTTTGTGTCGTTTCTGCGAGAGAAGACATGTTGCCGTTAGCAGCATGCATTTGTCTGTTGTGTTTGGCTGCTTCTTGCTCCGTCTTTGAACCAATCTGTCGCTGTTTTTGCTTCACTCCTCTAACTATATCTTCTAAGCGTTTCCTGCTAAATATTATCCCTTTGTTTTTGGAATCCAGTTTCTTTAATACTCTCATAACTTCAGTTGCGACGTCGAAATCATGACCAGACACTCCATGTTTCATTGCCGTGTTTCTATCTACTGAAATCTTTTCCGATGCATCTAACAGTTTATCATTTAACTGCTTGTCGTTACCGATCGTGGAAAACCAAGAGGAAAAAGCGTCCCAAGCATTCTCTGGTATCCAATCGAAGGCGCATATGTCGTCAATTAGATTTTCTAAGGTAGCAGTCCATGATCCCGGGTTACCCAAGGAGTTATGTTCTTTGCTATAGGTCATCGGTGTATTAGCATGACCAGGTAACCAATTACTCTCAAACCGGGTTGTGGTCATTGTTGGTCCGTATTTTGGTCTATCTACAACGAACATGGGCTTAAGATCTGATAATGTTTTCTTGTCCATCATGGTCTCTAGATGTTGCAATGTCATAATCACTTGACGCAACTCTGCACGCTGATTTTGATCGGGTATTAGATCGTTGTGCATAGCTTGCAATTTATTGCGTGATTCCGTCCATGCATCAATTATCCATGGCATTGTTGCTGATGGGCGTTCGGGTATCTTGTCTAACGACACCATACTCGATAATTCGAGAACAAAGTTTCTGAACGGTGTCCTTGCTCGGTAGGCCGGTGACATCAGTTGTTGATAAATTTCGTGCAACCATTTCTCATCCTTGAAAGCTTGTGCTGCTTCGGAATTTGAATACTTAGCCAGAGTATCCTTCACTCTCGTTAGTGTCGGTAATATGGAAGAGAATGTCGCAAAGTCAGGCCTATCAACTATTCTGGTAATTGCAGTGTTGATCTGGGTCATTAAAGCGTAAAGGTCCGTTATATTCATCTCATTAGGGAAGATGAATGCGTGCGCAGCTCCTTGTCTGGTCATTGAATCTAAGAAAGCCAATAAGTTGTTTGGAAAGACGGCATCGAATAGCGTTGCAGCAGATCGGTTGCTAGAATTACGCACATCACTGCGTAATCGTTCTAAATCAGCAACAAATGGAGCGACAACATGGGCCCACATATCACGTGAAACTGCTGCTTGCTTGGACCCCTGATAATTAAGGAATTGCATCGCTGCCTCAGCTGGCTTCCTCGATTGCATAATATTAGGGTCCAACATGATAGCAGGGACGTCAGATACTTCGGTCAATTTCCCCTCTTCACCAAGCGCGTCGTGGGCAAAGTTAGTAACTAGATCAGTTGCCGTCTTTAGATTATTTGACAACCAGGTCGGTATCACTGAGCTTAATCCGGTAAGCGGGTTGTTGACAGCTGGGATCACCTCACTATTGATAAAGCTTGCCACCCTATCAATTGTGTCATGAATCGGTTGTTGCTGCTCCGCTTGTGTTGTTTCAGCTGGTTCAGTGTTACCGTTGAGTGCATGCATGTTCCGGTTGTGAGCCAAAGCTTGTACTTCCCTAATGAAATTTGACAAGGACTCTAGAATTAGTACTTCATTAAGATTCACTCTGTACCAGCCTACTGCGCCTTTCCTATTCGACCGTTCTTTAACAACATCGAAACGTCGTAGTGTACTAAATCTCCTTGTACTTGGCATTCGGGCCTGCCCACGTCTCCGTTCACGTTTAGCTTTACCAGCCGTACGTACGTTTTTCGGTGGTGTAACAGGTTGATGGTCTCCTGATGACCGGGGACTTTCGGGGTGGTAAGTTTCCGAGGCTCCCTGAACCGTGTCCATTGTGATGTTTTGTCGAGACGACATATAGATGAATAATGCAAATATTATAGCGAAAATAAGGAGTGTGCTAAGAGAAACGCTAG